CGGGTGGCGAGGTTGTTGGTGTGGCCGAACTTGATGAGTTTCTCGTTGTCGGCGTTGGTGTTGTCAATTGTGCCGAAGTAAATACATTCCGTGTTGACTGGGAACTGGCTGATAAGAGTTTTCTCGATGGCGCGTTTCTTTTCTTGGGTGAGGGTGATGGTGGCTTGGTTGAGGGTGCTGATGACTTCGTTCTTTTGTTCGAGCTGGGCGCGGAGCTGATTTGTTTGTTCGTCGACGGTCATAAGAATAATTTCTTCCAGGCGCAAATAATAGTCGTGGATTTCACCCGCTTTCTTGGTTTGTGCTTTCATGCAGAGCAGTTTGAAGCATCGGATTGTTAGTTTGATAGTTTGCTTATTTTGCCCACCATTCTTTGGTTTAGCTGGAACGGTTGATTCAGATGGTTGTTCTTCATCACTACCACCAGATTGTTGTTCTTTTTGTTCTGATTTTTTAAATTCAGGAATTGACACAGTATAATCTACGTTGAGTTTGAAGTTGGATTCAATCATCATTCTTGCGGTTATCTTCTGTGTGAATCCCAACCATTTCCATACATTATCCAAGTCAACAATAAAGTCAGTATTCTTATCATAATTCAGGTAACAGTAGAAACTACTAACGAATAATTGTTGCTCGAATGTGCTGAAGTTTTCTTGGATTTTTTCAAGGAGAAAATTGTTGTATGTTTGTGACAACTTTGTAATCGGATTTTTTTCAATCAGTTCAACGATGTTGAGTGTAGCAGCAGAGGCGGCGGAGGTAGAAGAAGCGGAGGACATCGTTATGAGCGTATGTTATACTATGTATATACGGATGTCTTTAAGTTGTTTTCGCTTTATGATTGTAAAGCACTTTTTATGAAAACGCTTTTTATGAAAACACTTTTTTCATAAAATTGAACAATTGTCTATCTGAACTGTAGTATGTAATACACCGTATTTACATTATGCCCGAGTTCACGCGCGATTTGGATGAGTTGGTGTGTCATTTCAAGTCACAAAAGGTCCATTTAACATTACATTTGGAGAAGAACTACCGAGAGAATATCCATTATATGAAGTCACGAGTTACTGGTGTTGGCGATACGAGAAAACACGGAGGTCATAACCGTATCGTATATATTCTTACGGAAGAAGCATTTGAACTGCTGAAAAACTCATTCAAGTTAAGAAGTAAGTATATTGTAGACGTTTCTGAAAATGTGAAGTGTGTCAAATTCCCGATGTGTATTGAAGCGCAGACCATCGGGTTTATTGAGAATGCATATCGGGGCTTACGCGCGATGACTCGGCAGTTTAAAATTGGGCCGTATTTCGCCGACTTGTGCTTTACAGACGATTTGATTGTGGTGGAATGCGACGAATACGGGCATCACGACAGGTCTGCGGTGGACGAAGTGGCTAGAGAAGAATTTATCAAGAATCAAGGTTACGCAATGATTCGCTACAATCCGAACGAAGCAGGGTTTGACTTGTCGGATGTGTTGAATAGGATAAATAGGAGGTTGATGTTGCTTTTATAAATGAAAAGCGGGATTTATGAAAGCGGCGGGTTCGGCGATGTTTGCTTTCATATAAAAAAACGCTATTTATGAAAGCAATGGTTAACTAGTTGTCGCTTTTAATTAAAAAAGCGAAAAATAAGGTTAAAATACTAATTTCGGAAAACCGCTTTGGTCTATCCCAAAGCGGTTTCTATTGAATGCTAATTTCAGAATCTTACTACACCCAAATGTAAAGCGCTTTCCCTCACCACTTACTCTTCTTTACATTTATCTTCGGTCCCTTGCCACTTTTCGCTGCACTAGGGTCATAAGACTGCTCTCCTTCGTCGTCAGAACCAAGATTCTTCGATATTTCCCAGAATTCCTTACTGCCGAGCTTGAATGGCCCGTGCTGTTGCGCCTTATACCAGAAGATTTGGTCTTGTAATTTGTTGGATTTCGCGTTATTATTGATAACGAGACACTCATAATTCTCGGTACACTGGTCCATCACCTGACAAAAGCTCTCAAAAGTGGGGAACATACCAGCATAATTGTCGTAGATTCGCTTACGATTCGCAATATATGGTTCACGGAGGATAAAAACGTAGTCGATATTCGTGCGGAGATTTGGAGGGATACCAAGGGGATATTGCATTGTGATGACCAACATGACCTTCCAATGACGCCCGTTCATAAAGAGCAACCGCATCATCACATCCTTCGTCCATTTGTTATCATACAGACAATCATCCAACACAACGAACGTCCTCGGGTCGATGGACGACTTCTTATACATATCCTGTTCTTTTTTGACCTGCTTTAGGACTGCCTTTTGGCGCTTAAGAATGTTTTCAATGATGGCTGTATTATAAGCGTCGTGGATGAATAGTTTTGGGACATGGGCTGCGAAGAAACCGTTTCCTGCTTCTGTCCCGGATATGACTGTTCCAATGGGAATATCCTGATGGTGAAACATCAAGTCTTGGACGAGGAAACTTTTACCGGTATCACGGCGTCCGATGAGAACGATTACAGGGCCTTTGTTTTCATCAGGTCGAAAACTGATAGCCTTCATCTCGAACTTCGCGAGTTCTAAATTCATAGTAGTGTTGTAGACTATTATAGTAATAAAAATGAGATATATTATTTTTATGACATTTTTACGAATGGAATGATTTGACTGTGCCCGTTTAAAATCAATATAAAACTTCTATTCATCAATCATATCAATAACTCTTATATTTAGATATACATTTAGGAACAATGACAGACAATGTGGCCTCGGCCTCGGCATCAGCATCGGCATCGGCATCGGCATCGGCATTCCAACTTCATTACCGTAAACACAAATATACCCCCGATACAATAGAGTCCGCACTACTGTATGATATTCAAAATTATATACCGATCTATTCGCGCTTTTTTGACATCAATGAAAGCAATTATAACGGAATCCAATTGAACCAAAGGTATTATTTACAGAATATTATCTCGCATCCCACGCAAATCATCGACGCCCGCGCCGACGACCGCACCCGTGTTGACGAACGCAATCATTCCCTAAACCATTTAGAAACGATTATTGCTGACGACGACGGAAATACCAGTAATGTTCCAATGTTTGTCAAGTATTCTCCTCTTCTTGACCCTATCCGATACTTATCAGGGAAATATGATACACAACTTGATAACAAAACGCGTGCTCTTCCAAAATACAATTCTACAACCGAAATGTGCGAAGATAAGATACTTAATACAAATAATGCGTCGTATGTTGACGGGTTTTTCTCCTATTTAACGAGCCGCGCACTTCACGAACACGGAATCGTCCACGGAGTCGACTATTATGGCAGTTATTTGTGTAGACAGCGCGAATTTTCCACCAACGTTTTTGATGATATTGACTATCTTGTTGGCTGTTCGTTTTTCAATACATACGAAAACAACCTCTTCACAATCGATTATTCGCAATTTGGAGATGATGACGCAGGTGACATCTCGGATATCAATATAAGTAAGCTGATGAAAATCCGTAACAAAATGAAACCAATGATTGGTCCGACCGGTGCGAATAGCTATATCAAACCGGATGAAGACTATTCTGGTATTAAAACTCGCATCCATATTCTTGACAGCGTTTCGGAGATAGAATCAGCGGTCGCTGATACGGTCGCTGCGACAGAGTGTATCATTGACAATACGCCCATTGAAATTGTAGAATTAAATCTCTCGGAGACATTCGCTGAAACTGCGGCCGTGGTCGCCGACGCCGACGCCGACGACGACGCCGTTCTGGCTTTATACCCGAAAAATCGGACAAGGGACCAGAATGATACAAGTGATAGTGATTCCTCGCAGTCAAATTCTTCATATACTACGATAAGTGGTGACGACGAGAGCGAGGGCGACGAGGGCGACGAGGGCGACGAGGGCGACGATGACAGTGAGAGTAGCGATGACGAGGCCGCGATTCAAGTCGACGAATCGGCATTTAATAAAGACAGCGACAGTGCGAGCGACAGTGCGAGCGACAGTGCGAGCGACAGTGCGAGCGAGAGCGGAAGTTACGACAGTGACGACGAGCAACTCATCGTGAAAATCAAAGATTTCCCTATCCAGGCCATTCTCCTTGAAAAGTGTGTCAACACACTCGACCATATTATGATGATGGATGAACTGACGAAAGAGGAATGGACGTCTATTCTATTCCAAGTTATAATGACACTCGTTATCTATCAGAAAATGTTCGCATTCACACATAACGACCTTCAT